GTTTAGAACTCGCGAACGGACCAACCTCCGCCCGCCTTTTGTGCGATCTTCTGCACGGCCAGGAACCGGAAAGGGAACAGCTCAGCCGCGACCTTGATCTTGACCAGCGCGTCATCCTCCCAGTGTCCCTTGACCTCGTGAACCTCGATTATCCCGTCGGCCATCTGGACAACGAAGTCCGGAGTGTACCGGCATCCATCGGCCAGCTTGAACGTGAATCGCTCGAACCAGTAATCGAGGATCTCACGGCGATCTTTCAGGATGTCGAGGTGGATGGCATATGCCGATTCTGTGCCGTTCATTTCGCCTGAGACGCGTTTTACCGTTCGCCCCCTGCCCCTGATACCCTTTGACGGTTTTGACGCAATCTGACGCAATTCTGTGAGCTTGGCGTAGTCTTCTTCGCTCATTCTCATTGCTTCTTCTCCGGTATGGCTCTCACTCCATATTCGTGGCGAAGATCGTTGATCCAATCGGTGAGCGTCCGGATCTTCCTCGACAGGTCGAGCGAGATCAACCTTAGCTCATCGTGCTGCTGCGGATCGAGTCTTACGCATAGGTCCGCATCGCCGTTGACTTCGGTCTGCAACAGGATCAGCCGGCTTTGTGCGGAGAGTAAGATCTTCGCGTAGATCTCAGCATTGATATCGCGGGTATTCGGATTCTGATTAGGCATTGGCCCCTCCCTCGAGAATGGCAAATCGTGATTGTTGCGGGAAGAAGATCAGATTGACCGTCGTCTCGTTCCGCCCGTGTCGATTCTTGGCGATCTTCAAACGGCGCCGCATATCTTCCTTGTCGTCCCAGGACTCCGGCATCAGGAAGAGCACGACATCGGCATCCTGCGCGATCTGACCAGTCGATCGAATATCGGACAGCGTGTAGTCCTGGTTGGATCGCTGGGTCGAGTTCCGATTGAGCTGGCTCAGGACGATTACCGGCATATTGTGATGAAGGGCGAGTCGCTTCAACTCCCGGCTGACTTCGCTGGTCCGGGCATACTCGCTTTCGAGCGTCTTCTTGTCGCCGTCGACCAGCTGAACGTAGTCGATGCAAAGGAAGTCGACCTTCCCGTGCTTTTGCTTGACACGCTCGACCATCGCGCCAAGAGTCGACGGAGTGACCTTGCCGAAGCCCTCGACGAACTCGAGGTGATGACGGGCGATCTCTTGACTGACCCGAAGGAAGCTGGCCTTGTCTTCGGCCGACATATGGCCGGACTCGATACGGTTCGTGTCGATGCGAGTGTTGATCCCGATCAACTTGACGATCAGCTCAGGACAGGTCATCTCGAGTGAGATCATCAGACCAGCGGCCGGCCGATCCTTCCGGAGACCATCGAGCAGGATCGAGTTGACCATATTCAAGGCCAACGTCGTCTTTCCCATTCCGGTCCCGGCCGCGATGCAATAGTATCCGCCAGGCTTGATTCCGCCGATCATCCGATCCAGATCCGGGAGACCGGTCGTCAGACCAGCGATTGAGCCGCCAGACGCCCATCGAGCCTCGAGAGCTGACATTGTACGGGTGACGGCCTCTTCAGCTGAGATCAGATGGTCGACGTTCTCACGGAGAAGTGAAACTCCCTCGAGCTTCGACTTCGCCTCATAGATCAGATCGTCAACCTGGAGATCCTTGGCTTCGGTCTCGGCGCTGAGCCAATAGCCCAAGGCTCGAAGCTGTCTCATCGATGCCGCTGCCTTGAGCAATTGCACGTGAGGAGTCAGGGCGCTGGCCCGACGGTACATTGGCACTCCATCGAGAAGACTCGAGATGTAGGCAATCTGTGCGGGTTGGTTGGTCTGCTGAATTGACCTGGTGACGGTCAGGAAGTCGACCGTCTCGCGATTGGCTTGAAGGCGCTGAATGGCTTTCCAGATCTGCTTGTGGGTCGGCCGATAGAAGTCATCGGCTGACAGTTCAGTGACAAGTTCCGCGACCATTCCGGGAACGTCATCACCCATCTTGAGGACGACACCGAGAATCAGCTTCTCGGCCTCGTCGTCGTGCGGCTGATCGTCGATCAGCTCTGGGATGTTCATTGGTTCTGTGCTCATTGTTGTCCTCGTGGTTATGCGGTGGCCAGTGTCTTTGTCTGACAGTGGCATCGTTTGGCCGTGTCGTCGATTAACATCCATCCGTTGTTACATTCGCCACAATGCGACGTTGCGGCTTTTGGTTTGGTTGCGTTTATCTCTTTGACCATCTCTGGGAAGAGGTCTTTGAATGCGAATGGTGAATTCGCTTTCTTTGGGTATGTTCGCTTGAGCCATTCAGGGAAGGCAAGTACATCTGACCGAGTCCCATCTACCCGATTGACCAGATCTCTCAATTCGCGCATCGTCTTCCAGTTTGTTGCGTGACCTGGATACGCATCTTCGAGAATCTCACCCAGGTCATTGATTGGCGGCTTGCTCGACGATGGCGACGAAGTCGCGGGGTCTGTGTCTTGTTCTCCTGGTGTAATCTCTGAAGTAATCTCTGTAATGAATGCTTGCCCGATTGGTGCACTCTTGTCTGCCCGATTCGGGCGATCTAGTATGTCCCTTTCGGGCATACTGGAATGGCCGATTGTCTCATCCTGATTGCCCAGTAAAAGCGCTTCGAGGGCGTCGAGATCAACCCGATAATAGAGCTTGGCCGGGACTCCTCGAAGCTGCTCGAACCAGACCTTGCCATCGCCTAATTCTTTCAATCGCCGTCGAGCGGTCTCCTGCTCCTTACGTGAAAGCATCGTTTCGTCAAACCACTCGTCTTGAGTCTTCCAGAACCATCCATCAGAATCCTTGGTCTTCTCAGTCCAGTAAAGGGCCTGACTGAGCATCAATCCGGACGTGACTGACCCTGTCAATTCTGCAAGGCAACGATGAAAAGCGATAGGCCGGCTGAGGACCTTTAGAAGTTTCATAGGCTCTCCAGAAAACACAAAAGCCTTCTGCGGAAAACGGGCAGGTTGAAAGGGACCGTAGGTTGACAGCCTACAGACCTGACCCGCCTCCGCAAAAGGCTTTTGAGAGTATACATTGTTGTCCCTTTCATTCTGCGAATAGCTCAGGGCGTCACCCCTGATCGCAAGAAGTATAATAGCACAAGATCAAACGAACAGATCATCTTGCACCGGCTTTCTTTTGGCCGCATCCTCGAGGTTCTTGATGGCTTGCGCAAAGTAGGACTCTTTGAGCTCTGCCCCGATAGCGCGACGGCCTTGGACTACCGATGCGTAGACCTCTGACCCAACTCCCATAAATGGCGTCAGCACCGTCTCACCTGGGTTACTCCACAGTGTAAGGCATCGATCAATGACATCGAGCTGTAGCGGATGCACGTGCTTTTCATCGTCCTCGCCACGAGCTTCACGGAACGGCAACACGCGATCAAGCCGAACATCGTCCCAGAAGGCGCTCGCATACTGACGCCAGATCCAGTGCGAATATCGATTCTCGATCTGATTGCCAGTGTGCCCCCGGTAGGGTAGAAGTTCGGCGGGGATCTCGCGTTCGCCGTAGTACTCCATCAGCCCGTTCGGATGAGTAATCGGGATGGGATTCTTGCCTTTGCGGCGAAAGACCAGAAGGTAATCCGCGCTGGCCACAGTGCATCGCGATGAATCATCAACGATCTGCTTGTGTGCGAGAGCCTTGGTCATCGTTCGATTCCGCACCGTGAGCGGCTCTTTCCAGACGTGATACCGGGCGACGTAGTCGAATCCGAGTCGCTTGTGCTGCCGGATAATATCGCCAGGGAAGTCGGTCAGCGTGTCGCATCCCGTGTTACCAGTTGGAACGTCCATACAATGCACGGCGGTCATTCGACCTGGCACGGTCAGCCGGTAGAGCTCTTTGACCACAAAATCATAATGCTCGAAGAACTCCTCATAGGTTCGAGCGTTGGACAAGTCCCGGTCGTCGCTGCTGTAGTGATACAACCCGGCGAACGGCGGCGAATAGATCGAAAGGTGGATTGATTCGGACGGAAGCGACTTCATAACCTGGATACAGTCGCCGTTATAGATCGCATACTGATTGGTGATAACCTGATTCTTTACAGCCATTTCGGAACCTCCATTGTCGTCGTCGTGTCGTTGGTGATGATGCCTCGAGCGTGATTCATATGCTCGACAAGTGCGGTAAACATTCGATCGGCCTGCTGGCTCTTGCGCTGAAGAGCTGACAGAATATCGTGACTGCTCTCTGTGGTCACGATATCGACTTTCACCGGCCGCTTCTGACCGAACCGCCAGAAGCGCCGGACCAGCTGGTAATACTGCTCATAACTGTAACTTGGGAAGAGTACCGTGTGCGCGCAGTGTTGCCAGTTCATCCCCCAGGCGCCGATCTTGCTTTTCGTGATCAGTCCCCGGATCTTGCCGTGACGAAAATTCGTGAATGCCTCTTCCTTGAACTCTGGCGAGTCGGAGCCGGATACCTCGATGAAATCAGGCAGCAGCTTTCTGAGCAGCCTGCCCTCTTCGTTCAGGTTGCACCAAACTACGGCCGACTCATCGGTCGCGACCAACTCGGCGATTTTCTCGCATCGCTCAGTGACGGTTCGCCGCTGCTCTTCTCTGAGCGCCGACAATCCAACTGCCGACATCTCAAACAAATACCCTGCGGCCAATGCTCGAGGTGAGACAAAGTGCGTCTGCTCTATCAGCGCCGGCAACACAAAGTCATTATCCGAGTACCCAAAGTCTGACGGCTTGCGGATAGCTCTCGCCCAGGTTGACACCCATCTCCAGAAGGGAATCTCAGCGTGACCCTTGAACCGCCATTTCACCTGATCCGTTCGGCCGCGCTGACGATGTGAATGACCTTGACCGGCTGCCCCATTGTTCTGATCGTTCTTGAAGAAATAGGACATCATATCCATCGCGCCCATCTCTCCCAGCGCCTCCGATGATGTCCCGAGCTCGATGTAATCATTCGGCGCGGCCGTCGCAGTGCATAGCAACCGGAAGCGCTTGGTCCTGAGAAACTCCGTCACAATTGCCCGATGCTTGCCGTTGAATGACTTGATCGCGCTCGACTCATCGCATACGACGCCGGCGAAGTCATCTGTGTTGAAGTAATGAAGCCGCTCATAGTTCGTAATTGATATGGGCGCCGTCACCTTGCCTTCACGGCTGACGGCCGCATCGATACCGAACTTACCAGCCTCTTCCACCGTCTGTGAGGATACGGCTAGGGGAGTGATGATCAGGACTGGCTTGCCCGTGAAGAGATGGACGTTCTGAGCCCAGACCAGCTGCATCAACGTCTTGCCCATACCGCAATCGGCAAAGATGGCGGCGCGACCACGACGGATCGACCAGGCCACAAGCATCCGCTGAAAGTCGAACATAACGTCCGGCATCCATAGCGGCTCAAACCCATCGCCGTCATTGAACTGTGCTTTCTGCTGAAGGAATCGCAGATAATCATCCGCCGATTCCAGTTCGTCTAGTGCTGTCATATCTTCCTCCGTGATACGTGAATTGCAACCAATCGCAACCATCAGCGCGATCGCCTTGCTGTTCATTGGCTCTCCAAAAAGCGAAAAGCCCTCAGTGAAAACGGGCAGGTAGGTAAACGATCACGGTGACATCCGTGGACCTGTCCCGCCTTCACTGAAGGCTTGATGATTGCATCGTCTCGTTTACCTTTGCGGCCTGATGTGCTGGTCGTCACTCCAGCGGCCAAAATCGAGTATATGCAAGTCGCGTTTATTGTCAATAGCTGTTTTGAATTATCTTTGCGGCCGTCCCAGTCGCGTCGGTCGATCATCGGGCCTAACCAGCTCAATCCGAGTCGGTCGCCCATCGATCTCGGCAATCACGGGACGTGACGCCAGCCGGGTCAGCTCGAGAGCAATCCAGAGAATGAAGTTCATCGAAACCTCCGGTAAAAAAAGGGATCAGGTAGGGGCAGTCAACCTACTACCTGATCCTCAGAGGAGATGAAAATTCCACTGCTGATGTCGCTCGACTTGCGGTCTCCCACAAGACCGCACCCGGTCAGCCCCAGGTATAGCGCGGTCAGGAATTGAACCTGATCACCGACCGACCAAGGAGAAAAGGGTATGAAAAACCTTGATCAGTCCGGATGCTCCCACTGAGCTTCCGCGCTGTATTGCCCCTGCGGGATCTCCGCCGAGATGGCTGTTTGCCGAAGATGACACTAGATGTACGATCGGCGCTTGCCGAACGTCCCCTGATTCTTCCTCATCTCATCCAGTGCGCCACCAAAGAACAAGGAGCAATTTCGTTGACTCCGTAGAGTCGATATCAACACGGGTGAGCCCTAACCCAAAAGGCTCACCCGCAACGATTCCCTATACCGCAGGGAAGTGGCGACTCCCGCCACACTCGTCAGAACTGGAAGGGCAGGTTGGGATTCCTGCCCGCACCCAGATTATCAGCCTGGGCGTTTGTCCGGCAGTTTGAGGACCGTTAGGGCCTCGCGACTGCGGGCGTGCATCGCTGCCGGATGTCTCGGTCAAATATCAGCCGGTAAAAAGCGGGATGGCCAGCGATGACCATCCCCAAGAAGAGCACTTATGAACAGGACTCACACTCACGCTCACCGGAGGTAACTGGATAGATGCGGGGCCGGCCAACGGATCGCGGACGGTATGCCACGATCTCAGCACGGCTCACACCGCAGAACTTGCCAAGCGGGGTCACTATATCGTGACGCTTGATGCGCCCCTGGGACATCCACTGATAGATCGTGGAGGTCGTCACATTGCGCAACGCTGCCGCTTCTCGAATTGTAAGGATCTCGTCTGTCACGATTCGAACATTAACCCGCGATCTAATCCGCGTCAAGAGTATTGTTGAGAATAATTCAGAAAATCATTCTTTGATACTATTGACAATAAAACTCAGCTGACATATAGTCCGCTCACGGTCGCAAATGACCGGACGATAACGACAACACAGACAGGAGCACATATGACCACAACGATCTCAACCAACGTCAACGCAGTCGCCCCGACGGCACTTCACCGCGCTCTCAAGAATCCGGCCGTCGAGCTGATCCAGTCCTTCCGCAACAATGCCGGATACAACGAGATGGTCACGGTGACGTTGATGCCGGGCTACTACACGGCCGACGGCGCGACCGAGTTTGACGCCTATACGACCGCTGAGCTCGTCGATACGCTGGCCGGCCTGACGACCGTCGCGCCGCTTTCCACCTGCGACGATGACCGCTGCTCCGATGGCGTGATCATAACCAGCGAATATGTGACTCACGCTGGCGACGTTGATTCGGTCGGGTACGACTGCCCGATCTGCTCGATCAATCGCCCGGCTCACGCGATTCCGTTCTAAACCTGACGGGGCTGGCTTCGGCTGGCCCCTGACTTCATCCGGAGGACAATAATGACTTTCCTGACGTTCACCCTGACCCGACGCCCCGTGTTCACCGGCGAGTATGACGCCAACGATGAGCCAATATGTCGCAAGCCCATCACGACCGTGCACATCAATGCGGCCACCATCGTATCCATCGACATTCGCGCCTATTCGGATCACACTGATCTGCTGATCAAGACGACCGACGGCGAGACGTGGACCTTGCCCGGCATTCCCGAGCATCTCGCCCAGGTGGACCGGCTTACGGGCATCGAGGGAGGTGGGGAATGAGTAAGCACACACCGGGGCCGTGGAATTATGACAGCGGGTATATTGATACTCACGCCGTGGACGACGATGGGTCACGCGACTACATCATACTGGCAGAAATGCATTCCACGTTTGGCCCTGACAATTACGGAGTTGACCAGTGGATGCTCCCCCCAGAGGAGTACGAAGCCAACGCCCATCTCATCGCCGCCGCGCCTGAGATGTATGAGCTACTTGAACGCGCTGGCGAAATAATGAATGAGCTAGAATCGCTTATTGATAACGCTTTCACTAACGACGCGTCCGCGCAGAAGTCGCAGTGGCTTAAAGATGCTGACGCACTGCTGGCCAAGATTGAGGGAGGTGGGGATGCCGCGTAAACCTCGATCGCAATTCCGGACCGTCTACGATCCGGCCAGGATGAAGGCAAAGCGGCTCAGCCGCCGCAACATCAACACGCAACGAGTCGTCCGTGGCGCGGAGGGATGGCTCATCGAGGAAAACGTCGCCGGAAGGCGGCGCCGGTCGACTGTCACCTGGGCGACGTTCGCCGAAGCGATGGAAGCCGTCGCCAACGGATACCAGTTCCCGCCGATCCCAAAGCACCTCGATGAATTGCCGACTCACTACGTGGTCCGGCAGGCGACGCCGCTTCGGGTCAAGGGCGGTCGCGTCTGCTTTTGGTGCAAGCGCGAAGGGCGAGAAGTACCGGCTGAGTACACGGTCCTGATCTCGTTCAGCAAGATCAAGAAGTTCTCAATGTCGTGTTGCGACACGATCACCCATGGCCTGTTCTACGGATCGTCACTCGACGATCGGTTAAACCCTATCCCGGAGGAAGACTAATGAGCACACTGTTTCAGATTGGCGAGGACCTATCAGCCCTCGAGCAGCTGCTGACCGAGAATGATGGCGAGATCACCAGCGATGCCGCCGGTGAAGCCCTCGAGGCTTGGTTCGACGAGCTTGGCGAAGCTCGAGATCAGAAGATCGACAACTACTGCCGGCTGATCGCCAGCATTGACGCCAGGGCGCAAGCGCGCGCCATAGAGGTAGCCAGGCTCGACAACCTGATCGAGACCGACCAGACTGCTATAGCGCGGCTCAAGACGTCCCTTCACAACTTTCTGATCGAGCAGGGTATCACCAAGCTCGAGACGCCACTCCACAAGCTGACCATCGCCAAGAATGGCGGGAAGCCGCCGCTGGTCGTCCCGGAGTCGTGGCGCGAGGATGCAGCCAACGCGCCGGAGCGGTATCACCAGACGTTCGTCAAGCTCGATACCGCCGCCATCCGTGCCGACCTGATGGCCGGTGAACAGGTCGACGGATGCCACATCGCCGCGCCCGGCAATCACCTGCGGATCAAGTAGACCGCGCACAAGTCAGACCGATCAGGCCGGGACTTTCACCGGCCTTTTTCGCATTGGCGAAATAGTTTATTATTTTTGTAAATAGGTGTTGACAATAAATCCGACTCAGGATAGTATCACACCATCGAAGCGGCAATGGAGCCGCCGGTAAACAGAAACAGGAGACACGACAATGCGCATCAATAGCAAACGCGATCTGATTACATGGGTGGATAACTGCATTCAGAACGATGTCACACCTGAACAGCTCAATGAAGCGGCAAGCAATATTAGCGTTATGGCTCATACTAATGGATTTACATACGGCGACGATTGGACGCCCATTTTTGAGACGCTAGACATTGACGATCTGGAACGCATGGCTGGTATCACGGAGGTGGTCTAATGGCCTGCAATGACCCACGCTGTGAGAACGGATGCATCACCCTGGGCGAGTATGTCGCCGCTGATGGCTCAGTGGACACCCACACTCACCCCTGCGGCGAGTGCAACAATGCCAGCGATGACGAGATTCCATTTTAAGGAGAGAACTATGACCACCATGACTGACGAAGCGGAATATATCGCGGCCATTGGCGCGGTTCGCTGTCTGCAGTGCGCGAACTATCACTTTGACGACACTGATATCTGCTGGCATTGCCACGATGCGGATGATCGTTCCGTGGTCAACAGCCAGACGGCAATTGTCGACACGATCGATGGAGAATACTCATGGTAACCGATGCCGAATGCCCGCGCTGTGGTGACGATAATTTATCGGACTATCCGGTGTGCCCATCCTGCGCCCGGGTAGCCCACTTCCCGCACCGCGCTGACTGCGTACACTGCCATCAGGAGTGCCAGGAATGCGGGGAGTTGACCATCCTCCAGCAACCTGTCGGCCAGTGGTACGAAGCAATCTGTGGCCCCTGCCACGATCGATTGACGACAGAGCAGCGTAAAGATGACCGTATGCGTGAAGCGCATTATTGGCGAACTCGCTAATTTTCCAGTTGACAAATACTTGTGATCTGACAGAGTGCTTCCTATCAGATCACAATTCACGGAGGAAACAACAATGTCCACAGAAATGACCACGACCACGACCACGCCAGGCCAGCTCCGGGCGATGAGCG